ATCCACTTTACACAAGAGCCCTGCCCGGGCTCGACCGACACAAAAAGGATACAACACATGGGCTTAAACAACAAAAGCGCCTTACATCCTCGCCCTGAACGGCGAGGCCTTACGGCGGTTCTGGTAAAATAGGATATGACGAATATGAAACGATTCTTTTTCGCATTGTGTTTAGTAGTTTATTCAACGTGTTTCGGTGTGCAGTGGGAGTGCCCGAAAGATATTGAGGTTCTCACCGCTGCATACAGTGAAGACATCATGTCGTTCAATGTGCGGACAAAACGATGGAATGACGATTTTGTACCGATCACTTTCTATCTGTATGACAAAAACGGCTGGTGTATAGAGAGCCAACCAGCGAAGTTCATAAGATGCGATGATGATCACAAATATTATGCTATTGGACTGGACATGTACTTGTATCGTCGAGCGGTCAAAATGTGCATACGACAAAATTAAGGAAGCAAAGAGGATGAGATATGCTTTCACTAATTTTATACGTCGCTGCTTGCTGGCTTGTGTTGGGTGCGGGCTGCTATGCCATAGTTCGTTATTTACGGGAGAGCTAGCTTACTATGCTGGCGATCCGATTGGCGTCATGACGTGGCAAGATTACTGTGGTGAGAACTGGCTTGGCGCTGGCGATACGGCTTCATTTGCTCTATGGGGTGATGAAATGCGTATGGACATATTGGATCACATTGCGGTTTGCGATATTCAAGAAGAGCTTGCGCACTTGCGGCCGGATCCGAATTTTGAAGTGAATCCCGCGTGGTATTCGATTGACTGGAGCGCTTTACTCAAATCCGGCAAATGGCGCGCGTTTAATGTTGATGAAGCGTTGAGTGAACTCGAATTTGACGACATTTGCGGTCACTACACGCGATCTGAGTTAAATGCGGCATTGAATGCGTTGCCGCCGATTCCGTCACGTAATCCGACACACTGCAACATTCCGACATCTGAGTTACGTGAGCTCTCAGCTATTGAGCATATTGCTGTCGCCAACAAAATCGCTGAGTTACGGCTGAAGGAAGCTGAGAAATTAACAGAGGCGTGGGATTTGGCGCTGAAGATACCAGATGACACAGTAAAAGCGTTGATTGCTGGCGCTATTGTGGGGTGTGGCGCTGCAAACGCGCCTGATCTACGGGTGAAAGCGCTCGTTGCTCTTGCTGCTGGTGCTTACGCCGGCGGTGCTGCTGCTGCTGTTGATACGTACGACGTCGCGAAAGAGGCATATATTAGTTGCAAATACGGGGTTCAGGCTGATTATTTGTGTGAATATCTTGCCAGCGCTGTGTGTCTGAATTAACGTAGCCCGAAAGCGAGAGGATGCGATGTTTAGACGATGGAAGCGATTGTTACGTGTATGGGTTGACGGTTACAGCAAGACTTTCCGGTTTCGCCATGACATTCGTTCAAGTTTTTGGGATACGTGGTTTGACTAATGCTATGTGTGCAATGTGCGATGCGCAAGGGGTGGGTTGCGGAGACTCATGCCGTTTACAGGAACGGCGAATGTCCAGAGTGTCACAAGTCGATGATCTTGACTCATGAGCGTAGCTATCTGAAACCGTGCGTTGCTGAAGATGCACGGCGAAGCAAATTAAACTGCAAATATTGCGGCAACACGTGGAGCAGTCCTTATGACCCGCCTTGTTGCCGCCGTGAGGCACGCAAATAACCCTTCCTGCCTATTTTAGACAGTGGGTAGTATATATACACCAACAAAGGCGCGGATCGCCATGCAGGTTGATTTTTACGGTTATGAGTATCGGTTAGCTAGCGATCCGCGAACGCACTAGATGAGGTGTGCGTTGAGCACTATATGTAAGTTGCGAGCTTTAAATTGCAAAAAAAAAGCCTAGTGGTCAAATTTCATGACCACTGGACTTTAAGACGAAAAACCTTCCACAACTGCCAAGTAACGTGAAGGTTTTTCCGAACGGACCACGTAGAATCTAACGGAGTAGAATCTAACGGAGTAGACTCTCACGGACCAAAAATAACAAATATGTGTCATAGAGTCTACGTGGTTCGTTCTTAAAAGTCACTAACATGAAACTTTTAGGAATCGACACATGCCTGTATATAGATCAAAAAACCTTCCACATACATTTGACCCGCAGACTGCTTCTAAATTGGGTGTAACGGCAGCAATTGTCGAAGTGGCAATAGGGCAGCGTATAGCATATGACGACGGTACATGTGACGATACGTCAACGATCGAGGGTGTCATTGAGTATTGTTACTATCTTAGTGAACACGATATCCGTGAAGCATTTCAGGCGTTAATACAAGCTGGCATGCTAACGGTGGAGGCAGACTAATGACAGATTGCTTCACCGAAGAGTTTGAAGGCAACTTCACTATTATTCACAACGAGCTGATTCGCGATTCAAACTTGAGTTGTCGCGCATTCAAGTTGCTGTGCATTGGATTGTCACACCGCAAAAAGTGGAAGTTTTTCAAAGAGCAGATTGCTACATGCTTCAAAGAAAGTAGCTACCAAGTTGATGAGGCAATGAAGGAACTGCGAGCACTTGGATATTTACACACGAAAGCAAAAAACAGTGAAGACGGAAAGTTTATAGGACACACTTGGTATTGGTTCCGAAAGCCGATCACGGATGCGGAATTCAAAAAAAGATACCGAAACACCGAAAATGCCGACTTCGGTGAAATAGGAGCGTCGGAAAATCCTGGTGACATAAGAAAACCAACTTACAAGAAAACCAACTTTAAGAAAGAACAACAACCGCCGAAGGCGGATTCGTCGGCTTCGCCGCCGGTTGTTGTTTTTTCTTGCCTAGAGAATTTGAATATTCGCCCTCAACTTAAGGCAAAGCTCAGCCGTCAGTATGACGAAGCAACTGTCGCCAAGGCCGTCGAAGTCTTGAACAACTCAGATCCCGATGACACGGAGGCGTTTCTAGTTGCAGCGATCAAGGAGGGCTGGGACAGTCCGCCTGATGAGGCGCAGCTGCTGGCAAAGAACACCGCATATCTCACGAAACTCAGCGATTCTGGCGTCGATGGCAGGAAGCTTGGAGCCTACACTGTGACAGTACACCCCGAAGGGGTCATATTTCGACACACCCGACTAGACGGCAGCAAAAACAAAAGCTTCGATAGACGAGATAGGAGATTTATTGACAAAGTCCTAGCTTTCATCGAGAAATTGAAGACTGGAAATTGACAATACACTGTGCTACATTATGGCACACGCTGATACTTAAGCGTTTACAACAACTCACAACAAAGGCCGATAAATGGAGAAGCTATTGGTGCAACAGCTAGAAGATGGACTGTGGTATGTTGGATATTTTATGCCATACGATCAAGACGGCACACGAACGATAATTGGTGTGGAAGATACGGAACTTAAAGCGCTACGAAGCGCGATATGCAATTTAGCGCGTTGGCAGATACAGCTTACATGCCGTGTATATTCCGCGATCCACACACTGGGATGTGAGCCGGACATAGCGCCGATCGGTGTCACTGTTGGTGATGCAGCGTGTGAACGCGGGCCATGGACGCATTTAGTATACTACGGTGAAACGTGGGCACTAGGAAACTGAGACATAAATTCAACGCTAAAGCGGTCATTCGGCAGGGAAAACGGTATGACTCTAAGCTAGAAGGACGCTATGCCGCGAAGCTAGAACTCGCCCAAAAAGCGGGTGACTTGCTGTTCTTTTTGCGTCAGGTACCTTTCGATTTACCCGGCGGCGTCAAATACCGTGCCGACTTCATGGAGTTCTGGGCAGATGGAGAGGTTAAAGTCACAGACTGCAAAGGCATGGAAACCCAACTGTTCAAGCTTAAGAAAGCTCAGCTTGAGGAACTGTATCCTTTTCAGTTAAACATCGTGAAAGAGGCATAGGTGTGGAAGCGCAATGGCAGCGCAGCAAGACAATAGCGACAGTCGCGGGAACGCCCGAGCTGTTAACTTGGTTCGATTCCAAGCCACACCAAACGACAGAGGGTGCGGAATGGACAGCTACAAGCTCAGCAAATCTGAGGTACACCAGTTACTCACAAACTGGTACGACGAAGAGCTGCTTTCGGATTTCTATGAACAATTGGGCGGGTGCATCGAGGATATCGAAGACATCATCCAGCTTTCTCGAGAAAATGACACGCGAACGAAAATTCACGTATTGCGCTTCGCACTAAAATTCGGCACGCTTGTGCTGGATAACTATGAACCAATATTTGACACGCTATGCTTGATGACCGATCTCCTAAAACGCGAATGCGACGAGACAGAATAGACGAACACACCACAATTGATAGCTGTTTTGCCTTTGGCCGTTTGCAGTGGATAATGGCGTCGAATGCGCTGTACGACGTGCAAGTCAAAACGGAAGGATGCTTGCCTGAATATAACGAAGCGCGCAAAAACATACTGAAAGAATTAGCAGAGGCGATCAGCGATGCCATTGAAGAAGGGATACAGCCAAAAGAGTATTCACAAAAAAATATCAAAGCGGAAATGAAGGCGGGCAAACCTCAAAAACAGGCCGTTGCAATAGCTATGAATACGGCGCGCCAAGCGGCCAAGAAGGCCGGTAAGCCCTCTAAGGCTCCTAGGAGAAAATGATGAGTAAGTCTCCAGCGTGGCAGCGCAAAGAAGGAAAAAATCCTAAAGGTGGACTCAACGCAAAAGGTAGAGCGAGTGCGAAAAAGCAAGGCATGAATCTCAAGCCGCCGGTGTCAAAAAAACAGGCAGCCAAAAGTGAAGCAGCAGCTAAGCGTCGCAAATCCTTTTGTGCACGTAGCGAGGGTCAGCAAAAAAAGCACAATATTGACTGTAGAAAGACCCCGAAAAAACGTATTTGCAAGGCGCAAAAACGTTGGGATTGCGATTAGCAAAACCACACAATTAACAGCAGAGTCAAATGGGAAATATAAAAACAGAATTTACAATCGATGAAAACACAGATATTTGGACGTTGACCGTAGGCAGAGATCGACAAACAAACGAATGGTTTTTGTGCAGCTTTCCTGACACTGATTGTCAAACTGTGCTGGCCAGCGATGATCAAACCGATGTGATTAGTCTTCTGATGGACCACTTATCGGCTATTTTCTCAATCGACAGCGGTTGTGAGGATGAGCGACTGTTTTGGAAAGCTGTACAATCGGCACGAACAGACTGCAGGTATTTTAGACAAAATAAGATGGACTTTGACCATAAATCAGACGAACGTATAATTTTTTTTGATACTATAAATACATTTTTAGAAAAAGACTCATCACCGTCAGATGTCAAATGACTATCAAATAAACGTTGTCTATGAAGATACGCAACAAATAGAGATCTACGTCGCCCCAGATCAAATAAACGATTTTTGTTCAGCCGTGGGGAGCGGAGTCGTTTGGTTTGATTACGCACGAGGCGAAGGTATTTGGATAAATATCCACAAAGTGAGGTACTTCAGTGTCAAAAGCCCCAAGTTGGACGCTGCAGGTTAGGAAGCTCAGCGACTTAATACCGCATCCCAAGAATCCTAGACAGATACTTGCTGAAGATCAAAAACACCTAGCCGTCTCCATGGATAAGTTCGGTCTCATCGACAAGCCGATAATCAACTTAGATAACATGCTAATCGGTGGACACCAGAGGGTATATACACTGCAGCTATTTAAAGTGGACGTTTGTGAGTGTTGGGTTCCCGATCGCATGTTGTCACCTGAAGAAGCTGATGAGCTCAATATTCGTCTCAACCGCAATCAAGGCGAATGGGATTACGATATACTTGGCAATGAATGGGACCTTGAATCGCTTGTCGACTATGGTTTTGACCCAAAAGAGCTTGGCGTGGAAACTAAACCAAAAAAAGCGCCAAAAGTTCAAATTGTTTTCGAGTTTGCAGATAAAGACACGATGCTCAACGCTCTGGAAAAACTAGAATCGGTTAATAACGAGTTAGGTGCTACGATGAAAGTGCGTGGTTAGTCACACGAAATGTCGATTTCGTGTGCATGATGACCGTATCGTGCACACATATTGACCGTTAAATGGTGATAATATGGGACGTATTCCAATTGCTCAAAAGCTAGACGATGATCAAGTTGAAAAGTTAGCACGCAAGGGCATGACGATGGAGGAAATTGAAGATCTTTTTGGCCTTGGCGGCGGACATGTTGGACAATCGTATAGAGAAGCGTACAACCGCGGTACATCGCAAGTAAAGATGAGTTTGAGGCAGGCGCAGCTAGAGAAGGCGCTGGTGCACAAAGACACAAAAATGCTTATTCATCTCGGTAAGCACATCCTTGGGCAGACTGATCGGCAAAAGTTGGAGCATTCTGGCAACGCTGAGATAGTCGTTCAATGGTTTGGAGATAATCAACCCAAAGTCTATGACAGCTCGGATTCCTGACTTAGTTCCGCGTGATTATCAACTACCGTTTTTCCAAAAAATGGACAACGGATGCAAGAGAGCCGTACTCGTCTGGCATCGTCGCGCGGGGAAAGAGATCACGTGTTGGAACTACATGATCCGCCAAGCCTATTTTCACCGAAAGGGAACCTACTGTTATTTTTTTCCCACGACTCGTTTAGGACGACGAATTCTATGGGACGGAAGCAATAAGGACGGCAAGAACTTTCTCAGCTACATACCCCCTCAGATTTTGGAAAGCGCTAACTCCGTTGAGATGAAAATCACTTTAAGTAACGGGAGTGTCATTCAAATCGTCGGAACAGATCATATCGAGAACGTCGGTATCAACCCTGTCGGATGTGTGTTTTCTGAGTATTCCCTACAAAGCCCTAATGCGTGGACGTTCACACGACCGATTTTACGTGAAAACGGAGGTTGGGCAGTCTTTAACTTCACACCGCGCGGCAAGAACCATGCTTATGACCTTTATCAAATGGCTAAGCATAATGAGGAATGGTATTGCTCGAAGCTATCAGTCGAGGATACAGGCATTCTGAGCGCTCGAGATATCGAAAAAGAGCGTGAAGAGGGGATGTCTGAGGACAAGATCCAACAGGAGTACTTCTGTAATTTTGATCGAGGTGTTGAGGGCGCTTACTATGCTCAGCTTCTCAATGCTGCTGAAAAAGATGGCCGCATTGGCAATGTGCCCTATGATCCATCGGTTCCTGTTGATACTCATTGGGACCTGGGTGTAGATGACAGCACAGCTATCATATTCCACCAATCATGCGGCAACGAGATTCATATCATCGACACCTATGAAGCGCACGGTGAAGGCTTGCAACATTATGCGAGAGTCCTTAAGCAAAAGGCAGAGGAAAATTGCTGGGTGTATGGAGCACATTACGGGCCGCATGATTTGCGTGTGAGAGAATTGGGTAGCGGAGCAAGAAGTCGCTTGGAAATTGCACGAGATTTAGGTATAAACTTTGAAATTGTTCCAAACATTCAAATAAGTGATGGCATAGAACACGGACGCAACCTTTGGCCACGGCTCTGGATAGATCGAAAAAAGTGCTTACGATTTATAAAGGCTGCTGAAAATTATCACCGTCAATACAATGAGAAATTAAATGTTTACAGCGAGCGACCACTCCACGACTGGAGCTCGCATTGTTTTACTGGTGATACTCTCATATGGACTCGTAGCGGAATGCAACGTATAATGGATCTACCTCAAACAGGTGAGGTAATGACATTAAACGGATGGAGCCATTACGAATGTCCACGAATCACTCGACGAAATGCCAAGCTTGTGGAAGTGAAATTTCAAGACGGTACGAAGGTGAAATGTACGCCGGATCATTTATTTCTAACGAAAAGCGGGTGGAAATCCGCCGAGTCCCTGATCCGGGGTACCAAGATCCAATCTTGCTCGAGCCCGGAGTACAATACTTTCAACAAGGGCTGTACAAGCTTTGGCCAAATGAAAACTACTATTCTAGAGGCGGCAAAAAGTTGCATCGAGCCGTTTGGATCGCGGCTTTTGGACCAATTCCAAAAGGGTGTCACATTCATCATAGAAATGGTGACACTTTCGACAACAGACTCAGCAACCTTGAGTGCATGGACGCCTCAGAGCACATGCAAAAGAACGCAGAGCACCGCAAGCATCATTCCGGTTTCACAGAAGCTGGACAGCAAAAAGCAAAAGAATGGCATCGCTCTGAAGCTGGGAGACGATGGCATTCAGAACATGCAAAACGCGCAAAAGGTTGGACAAAGTGGAAACGTGAGCCGCGACAATGTTTGGTATGCGATAAAACATTCGATTGTCTCATTCGTAAAAGCGGCAACCAGCAGAAGTTCTGTCACCCAAACTGCAAAGCCACTCATTATAGACGGCGTAAAAGAGCTGAAGCAAGCTGATGATGTATGGTGTCTGACTGTCCCCGAGACTGAGCATTTTAGCCTACAAAATGGAGCAGTCGTTCATAACTGTATGGACGCATATAGGTATCTTGCGATAACAATGAATCGTAGACGAAACGTTGGTAGAATGTCTGAGGAAGACGCAAATGCTCTCGAAAGTGCATACTACCGAAGAAAATAAGTATAGCGCCTAAATTAGGCGCGCGGGGGACTGATCATCCTTGCCGGACCACCATCCGGACCGCGCATCCTTTTCCTGGTGGGGAAAAGACACTGAAGAACAGTGAAGACCACTGGAATTGGGATGGCGGAAACAGATCGCGATATTCTCGAGCTTTTTGACGAGAACTATAACACCGCATGGCAGGCGTGGGATCCTTTCTTTCCTGAAGCCGAAATGGACATGCGGTTTTTTTTAGGCGATCAATGGGATGAATCTGAAAAGCGCTCTTTGCACGACGAGGGACGCTCGACCTTTGTATTCAATCGTATCCGTCGAGTTGTCAATCTCGTTACCGGCTATCAGCGCAAAAATCGCCTTTCCAGTGTTGTTGCTCCATTAGAAGATTCTGATCAAAAAACCGCTGATCAACTGAGTCAATTGCTGATGTACGTCATGAATGCTGATGATGGATATCAGGTTATTAGTGACTGTTTTGGCGGTGCGTTGAAAACGGGTTGGAATCTTGCCGGTCTGCATCTTGATTATCGAGACGATCCGATCAACGGCGACATTCGTTTCACTCGAGAGCCTTGGAACGGTTTTATTGTCGATCCCTACTTTACCAAGATGGATTTCAGCGACTGCAGTTATATCCTACGTCGCAAATACCTTCCTGTTGACCTGGTGGCCTCTCTACTTCCCAATGAGGAAAAAGAGATCTACGAAATTGCCGCGCTTGGATGGGAGCGTGATGACAAATTTACCTGGCTGCCTTACCAGCGACAAGGTAGCGGCAAAGATTACATGTCGTATAGCGAGATGTGGCGGCTACGCTGGAAAAAGCAGCCGGTCATTGTCGACATGGAGACAGGTCAATACGCAGATTGGGAAGGCGACGATGAGGATTTCGTTAGACTTAAACTGATTCAACCCACGTATGAGCTGATTTCCAGACAACGGCAGTACGTACAACTTGACGTCATTGTCAACGATCAGGTGATTCGAAAGGAAATTGATCCTTATGGGCTGAACGAATATCCGTTTGTTCCCTTTGTTGGCATTTTTGAGCCGGAAAGCGATCAGTGGGGTTTAAAGGTGCAATCCCTCATTCGCTGTATGCGAGATCCTCAGCGAGAAACAAATCGTCGACGTTCTCAAATGGTGGATATTCTAGATTCTCAAATTAATTCAGGATGGATTGCGACCGAGGGTGCAGTCGTCAACCCGCGTAGTTTGTTTCAAAACTCACAGGGAAAAGTCGTCTGGCGCAACGCCGATGCCGCGCCTGGAGCTATTGAAAAAATTGCCCCCGCTCAAATTCCGCCGTCTATGTTCCAGCTACAACAGCAGTTCGATGCGGACATTACCGAGATTGCTGGTGTCAATGATGCCGCTTTTGGGCAGATTGAGTCGGCCAATGAATCGGGTGTCATGCAGATGTTGCGACAGGGTGCCGCAATCACCAATCTGCAAGATGTGTTTGATAATTTACGGCAGTCGCAACAGGCGTTGTCTCGAAAAGCACTGAAGCTCATCCAAACGTGGTCACCATCCAAAGTACAACGCATCATCAATGAGCTACCAACACAAGAGTTCTATAACCAGCAATTCACCAAGTACGATTGCGTTGTTCAAGAAGGTGTTCTGACGGATACACAGCGCCAGATGTTCTTTAGACAGCTCATTGACTTGCAGGCCGCCGGCGTACCAGTGCCACCAGCGTTGCTTGCAAAAGCTGCGCCACTGCAGGGAAAGAGCGAATACAACGAAGCCATCGAACAAATGCAGCAACAGCAAGCGCAGGCCGCGCAGCAGCAGCAGCAAGTGCAGAGCGATCTGATCGCTGCACAGACAGATCTTGCAAAATCACGCAGCCTAGAGCAAGTCGCAGGGGCCAAGGAGCGATTCACGAGAAGTGTGGCGAACTTGGGTCTAGAAGACGAAAGAAACGCTCAAGCTGTCGAAAACCGTGCCGATGCGTCGATGAAACGAGTACAGACAGCCGCAGAGATTGAGAAGTTGGGTCTATTCAACGCGAGCACTTATCTCGACATTGTTGAGCGTTTAGATCGGCTAGAAAAAGGGCGTTCCGACGAGCTAAAGCAAGAGGACGTCGAAATATCAGCAGTGGCAGAGCAAGTGCAACAGCCATTGCCATCAGAGCAACAACCAGACGGAGTGATGAAATGAAAATGTACGACAAAAAAGGCGGAATGGACCACAACCCAAAAGCCGCAAACGAGCGTTACATGCCAAAAGGTATGGGCGGAAAAATGATGGGCCACGAGAAGAAGCCAATGGGTCTGAAAGTTCCATGTGGTGATGGCATGAAAGGTCAAATGAAGCGCATGAGCAAAAAGGGATATCCCGACAAGGCTTTTGACTACAAATACTAGGACAATCTGATGGCACAAGAGTTACGTGAGACCGCACAGGCAATGCTAGAAAGCGACATGAAGGAAATTGAAAACATCCTGAATCGTCGACCAAATGGCACATTCTGGATCGTGGCGCATCACAAACCTATCCCAAAAGACCGCCTACAGCTGACCAGTGGTGAGCAAATCATTATGCGCGTAGTGAAAGACTACGATACCAAACCTACACCTCAGCTGGGAACAATCGTACACACTGTCAAAAACGGTGAGATTGTCGATACCGAGGTAAATCTACACGATACCCCCATTGACTGGGCGACTGTTTCACATTTAGCTGGCAATGAAGCTATGCCATTTGTGCAAGAGCGACCCGATCTCAAGGGATCGTATGTGTATAACCAATAGTGCCGCCGACTAACGGGCGAGGTGATGATGACTGAAGAACACATCGAATCGGGCGATTTGCAGCAGGAGGCCGCCGCTCCAACAGAAGCGATGCAAGAACAGGTTGAGTCGCAAGAGCAACAGCAGGATTTCGTTCCTGTTAGCGCTTTGCAGGCAGAACGCCGTGAGCGTCAGCAGATGGCTGACAAGCTAAGAATGCTTGAGGATCACTTTGCATTGATGCAACAGCAAACACAGGCTAGCCCGCAAAAACAAGAAGATGATTTTGGTCTTACCGATGAGGATGTCCTCACTGTCGGAGAGTTCAAAAAGGCGCTTCAGAAAGAGCGGAATAGCTATCAAACTGAGCTTGCTGAGCTAAAGGTGCAACGTAAGTATCCAGATTATGAAGAAGTGGTCACGAAGCATCTACCAGAGGTGCTGAAGGACAACCCAAGTTTGCGAACAACGCTTCAGAATGATCCAAATCGCTATGAACTTGCTTACTTTTTGGCAAAGCGCAGTACGGGCTATACCGAAAGCAACAAACAGGCAAAGAAATCTCAGGATGCTGAGAGAGCTGTGCAAAATGCACAGCGAGCCGGAAGCCTATCGGCGGTTGGTAGCTCGACAGCAGCGACGCCACAGGTAAGCTACAAGAGCATGAGCGATGAGGAATTCAGAGCACAAGTTCAACGCAACCTGGGTTACTACTAACGACAAGTGAAGGAATATAGCCATGGCTATTACAAACACCGCAGCTTTGTCGCCGGCAGTACGTGAATATTACGATCGCCTACTGTTGATGACAGCTTACCCCGCTCTTATCCACACCCGTTTTGCTCAGCGTAGAATTCTACCTGAGAAGATGGGTAACCAAATTGTTTTTCGTCGTTACGCTCGTTTGGCAACTGTCCCCGTTCCGTTGACCGATGGTGTCACTCCACCGGGTGCGGCGCTTTCAGCAACAGACATCAAAGCGCAAGTCGATTTCTACGGAAACTTCGTGATGATCACCAACCAGGTCGAGTTGACTGTTGAAGATCGCGTATTGAACGAGGCGTCTCGTCTTTTGGCTCAAAATATGGGTCAAACGATGGATGAAGTCACACGTGACGTGCTTGCAGCGACATCATCGGTACTCGCATGCGCTAACGGTGTGAACGGCAACACGCCAACTGAACTGACAAAGGCTGACATCGATTCAGCCGTTCAGACGCTTTTGGGCAACGACGCTGAGATGATCACTGAAGTGGTGCAAGGGCGCGATGCGTTCGGAACATCACCGATTCGCCCAAGTTTTTGGGGTTTCATCGACACAGCATTGCTTGATGATCTTGAAGCTGTTGCCAACTTCCTACACTCTGCTAACTACCCGAATCAAAACGCGGTACAACCAGAGGAATGGGGAGCAACTGGAAACGTGCGCTGGCTCTACACATCAGTAGGTAGTGTCAGTACTGCAAGTCCAGCCGTCTACAACAACTTCATCGTCGGTAAAGAAGCATACGCTGTTGTTCATCTAGGATCAGAAACTGGGGAGTTCTACGTTGAACCTCTAGGTTCAGCAGGCTCTGCTGACCCACTGCATCAGCGTGGAACCGTTGGATGGCAACATCCCTTTGTCGCAAGGATACTAAATGACGCCTTTATGTTGAATTTGCAGGCGACTCACTCCTAGCAATAGGGGTTTTATGCTAAACTCCGCGGGTTAGGTATTTAAGATACCAGCCCACGGAGGACAACATGAAACGATGTAAAAAATGCGATCTGAAGAAGGAACTGCATGAATACTACAAATCCAACAAGACCAAGGATGGGTATCATAACTCATGCAAATCATGTTGGAAAAAACGTCGTGCTAAACGGTATCTGGAAAACAAAGAGACGGTGCAAAAACAGTGTCGTGCGTACTATGTCAAGAATGCAGAGCATCTCAAGGCAAAGTCGCGGAGTCGCAAAAAAACTTATGAGGAAACTCGTAAGTACCGTGAAAAATACCCAGAACAGTATCGTGCCCACTATGCGGTCAGTAATGCTCTCAAGAGGGGCGATCTTACCAAAGCCGACACATGTAGAATATGCAACTCCAACGGAAAATTGCATGCACATCACGCAGACTACTCCAAACCACTGGACGTTCTGTGGGTATGTGTTGATTGCCATGCAAAAATTCATTTAAAGGAGAGTTAAAATGGCACAGATCAAAGTAGAAACTTGGACTAACCCAAGTACAGCAGTAGCAAAAGACTTCAACCTAGGGTTCGAAGTTGCTGAAGTTGTATCAATTGACATCACAAACGGCGGTTCTTGGCAGTGGCTGAACGGCATGGGCGACGGGTATTATCTCGACGTAGATGCTGGAACCGTCACAACGTCAAATGGTGCAACCCCACTAGATGAAGACGCCACGTACGGTAGCGCAATCAGTGCGTTTACCAATGCTAACCCTGGTGTGATCACGGTAGCAGATGCTGTTCAAGGCGGTTTTGTTGCTGGTGACACAATCAAGGTCACTGGAATTGCGGAAAGCGGTTCGGGTGCAACGTTAAATGCTGAGTATACGATTGCTTCTATCAGTGGTAATGCATTGACTACAGCGACAGACACATCGTCAGGTGCTGTTTATGTGTCGGGTGGTAATGCTATCCGTGTAAGCAACGCTGCAAATGATGCAATCGCAGTACAGAACGTCGCACAGCGTGGAATCACTCTTGGAACAGGCATGGTTGGAGCGAACGATGCTTCGATGATCGCAATTTTCAAGGGCGCTGAAAACGTCACTTAGTGATACTCCCGCCCTTTTTATGGGGGGTTAATATGACGAGTAACCCCTCATATATGAGGGGGTTACTCCTTACATTTGGAGTAGGACTCCTTACATTTGGAGTAGGACTCCTTACATTTGAGGTAAAGTATGAAGATTCCGTTTGAAGAGAAGCACTTTGACAAACTGCCTATTGTAGGCCCGCAGCCTAAAGATGCAAAAGAAGAAAAATGGCTACGTGAAGTCATTAACATCGAGTTTCAGAATCGTGAAGAGCCTGGTCTCATGCAAAAGTTTCCGTATGGTGACACACGATGCAACATGACGCTTCAGCTGATGCACGGTGGTAACTATCGTTTACCGCGCCACGTTGTGCGGCACATCGAGTCGCGTGAGACGCCGCGCTGGGAATATCGCCCGGATGGTTCCGGATCCATGCAAAAACAAATGACCGGCACAACCGGACGTTTTCAATGCCGGCAGGTTTTTGGTTGATGTGCTACGTGTAGCACAGGTGTGAAAAGTATGTGCTACGTGTAGCACACTGGGGATGATATGGCTCAATGGGACTTAGCAGAGATACGGCAAAAGGTTCGCAACGTAAGCGGAAGGCTATCTGTCGATGAGATGTCCAACGATGAAATTGTCGAATACATCAACCGTTACGTACAGTATGAGTTTCCAGCGGAGGTTAAACTTGATCGCAATTACAGCTACTACGAGTTTAACACGGTAGCGAATCAGGCGACTTACACAGTCTCTGAGGACTACACAAACTTTGATCCGAAAGCGTACATCGATAACATTGACTTAGCGTTTTACAGTGAACCGGACAAGTTTGAGGCGAACAATCCCTATAACATTACGCGGGTACAGCCTTGGGCTCCGTTTTCAACAAGTATTAGTGGATTTACTAACGCCAATCCTGGCGTGATCAGTGTCGCAAGTACAACCGGACTCGTCGCAGGCAACACAATTACCGTAACTGGAGTTACCGAAACTGGTGGCGGAACATCCTTAAATGGGACGTACACTATTGCTTCAGTAACTTCTAATACCATTACAGTGACTACAGATACATCGGCATACGCAACGTATAGCAGTGGTGGAATTGTATCTCTAAATATTACAGGTTATAGCACGACTTTAACAGGTATTCCGATTAGATCTGGAACCGTTATCGTAGAGGATGGTGTTGAGGTCTTTACGGACAATGGAAGTGGCACGCTGACTGGTGACCAAGGTGGTACGGGATCCATAAACTACCTAACGGGGGTTTTAAGCGTAACTTTCAACACAGCGCCTGTCACTGGTGTGGATATCAATGTCAGCTACGAGCAGTACCAAGCTGGCCGCCCAAGGGCGGTTTTGTTGTTTAACAACCAGTTTGAGTTGTATCCCATACCAGACAAAGTCTATCGATTTCGCTGTAAAGGGTGGAGCATACAGACGGTTACATCGACAGCGGGAGTTCTTGCTAGTTCTTTCTCCAATCCTAGCGATAGACCTTTGAAGGATCAATGGGGGCCAGCTATTGCTTACGGAGCTGCACGACGTATCCATAGCGACTACGGCGAGATGGACGCTTATGCAGAGGTCACCGCGCTCTACAAAGAACAAATCAACTATGTGCTGAAGCGCACACATAACCAGCTGCTGGTCTCACGATCGCAGCCGATGTTTTGAGGGTAATCCATGTCATTCGATGCAAGTAAACCGGCGAACGATGAAAAAATACGGAATTTGGGCACAGTCATACGCGCCAACTGGCTAGCCATTCAACAAGCGGACAGCACATTTCAGCCTTGGGCTGTCAATTTTGTCGATCGCAGTACAATTGTAGGAAGTAACACGCCCACAGCTATCACTGATGTTGGTCAGGTGTATGCGCGTAACGACGGCAGTGAAACAGAGCTGTTTTGGCAGGATGATCAATCCAACGAGTTGCAGCTGACGACACAGGGTGAAATTGGTACAGCGGGCGCAAGTGGCACACGTTACCGATTCAGGGACTTCACCTATGACGGGACATTTCGTTATAGCTATGATGTGCTACCGACAGCGTGGGCTAACATAGACAGCCTAGGAAATATTAACTCTCAGTTTAACGTCGCCTCTTGTGTTTTAAGTGGAACAGGTAATTATACGATTACGTTCGACACAGCCATGAATGATGCAAATTATGTCGCATTAGGCACTGTTGTTGGTAATTCCGGGATAGCCGTGATCTCTGCACAAAGCACAACACAAGTTGTCATCACGACATATACTGCAGGCGGGAGTGCACAAATACGCAACTTTAATCTCTTGGTTGTTGGGGGAAGATAGTGCAATATCAGCCTTATCTAATCGCTCCATTTAAGACTGGCTTGGAACTTGACACCGAGCCTTGGATGCTTCCGGCTGATGCGTTTAGCACAATCAACAATGCTCACGTTCATCATGGTGTCATCGAAAAACGAAGCGGTAGCACTAAAATTGACGATTTTCCAGAAACGAATACTAACCTAGCGATTAGCAACATTTCGGCTGCTAACCCCGCGGTGGTGACCGTGACAAGTACAGCGGATATTAGTGACGGGGATACGGTACGCATTATTGATGTCACGGGCACAATGTCCAGTCTCAATAACGGTACCTATACCGTGGCAAATAAAACAGCCACGACATTTGAGTTAGACGGAACAAATACAGTTGGGCTGACCTATACAAGCGGCGGTCAAGTGGTGTTCTTTCCTGGTGAAAGAATCATGGGAATCTTCAACTACATTGCGAGTGATGGCACAAAGGAAACGCTTGCTTTCACTCAAACCAATGTCGCCCGCTTTGACGGAACCTTAGAAATGTTCATTCCAATGGGTGATGCCACTGCTGGATATGTTGACGTGATGGCAGGCACGACCACGGACTATGTACACGCAGCAAATTGGGCAAGCGCAGCAAGTAGCACAGCAGCGCCTCTCTACCGGCTCTATTTTTGTAACGGGCGTGCCTATAATGCTGGACCGCCTGTTGTGGATGGCATTCGCTATTATGATGCTTCCTCAGATAATACAGTTGCCTTTCGACCGCCCTTAAGTGCAACCCGTTTTCTTGACGGCGCGACGTTTTTGTTCGTGCTCAACAATCGCTTGCTTGCTTTAAGCACGATCGAAACTGACACAGGCCCTGTCACTACAAGCTACCCTCAACGCGCTCGATGGTGTCGACCTGGTGTACCTGGAACGCCTGGGGGCTTTGGTAATGAGTGGTATGATACTGTCGCTGGGCGTGGTGGTTACGCCGATGCTCCTACTGGCGATCATATCGTTAGTGCTCAGCAAATCGAAAATCAAATAGTCGTGATGTTTACTAATTCAATTTGGACTCTAAGACCGACTCCAGACCCCGCTCGACCCTTCGTGTGGGAGCGAATTAATAGCATCAAAGCATGCAAAGGGCGATTTTCTAGCATTGCGTATGACCGCACGGTGGTCAGCATTGGTGACAGGGGCATTGTCAGTACTGACCTGAGTGAGACGCGGCGAGTGGACGAGCGCATTGAGACCTTTGCTCAAGAAGAGGTCAATAACGCTGAGTTTGATAAGACCTACATGCAGCGTAATTTTTCGAATCGTCGCATGTGGATGTTGTACGCTAGTGAAGATAGCACAGAGGCAGACGCAGCGCTAATTTTTGATGAAGAAAGCGCGGCGTATAGCACGTACACCATTGCGATGAACGTTCTAGGTCACATTCAATTTACGCAGGATGAGGCATTAGACGATTTTGATGAAGACGCAAGCATCGATCAGGAGGGCGACAACACCTTACGCAGCTACTTTCAGGATAACGGTGAATCGTTTGCGGGAGGGGATCGATTAGGAGTTATTCACTTACTTGATGACACTAACACGGATAACGGCACAGACTACCAAATGGAGCTAGAAAGTGCCGCGTGGAACCCTTTCGCAAAGCAAGGCAGTCGCGCCCAAATGGGCTATGTCGATCTGTTTGTAGACGTCAGCGAAAGCGCGTACCTCAATGTCGAGTTCTATAAAGACAATCAAAACAGCCCCTATCGCAGCTCTAGAATTAGCCTATTGCCAGATGTGAGAGAACTAGCGCCTGTCACGCAAATCAACATCAAGGCAACACCATCCAATGGAGTCGAAGTCATGGCTCCAGATCATGGCTTAGCGACTAATGATGAAGTGTACATTTACGGTGTCGAAGGCATGACATCGATTAATGGGGGACCATGGACCATTACTGTGGTAGACAAAGACCAGTTTGATATTGCCGTCGATGCGACCAACTTCAATGCGTATACGACAAATGGAATCGTTGCAGAGCGCAGCAGCTACGCAACGAAGGTGTGGAAACGCGTCTACGCGGGCGGTGTCGGCTATCAGCACTACGTAAATGTGACCAGTGAGAGCGATGATAGTGGCATACGAATACATGCCTTTACCCCGTGGTTTCGCTCACGCGGGAGGCGCATGACATGATTCCGTCGCAGATTGTCCTTCCCTATCATGAATTCGACATCCAAGATCGCAAGTTGGCGGCTTACATCAAAGAGCTGATCGTACAACTAGAGCGTGCCTATGAAACTACAGCGCGCAACGTCAACGGTGACATACGCAGTGATCAAAGCACGCAAACACCCGCTTTCACGCCAACGATCCGATCCAGCAACAACGATCAAGGCACGATCACCTACACGCATCAAACTGGCTGGGTTTTTAGGCAGGGTTTGCTTGTCGATGTCTGGTTTGATGTGCAGTGGAGTGCAGCAAGTGGAACACCCACGGGAAATTTGATCTTAGATTTGCCTTACGAAGTGGCAAACAGTAGTAACAAGCCATTTGTAGGCACGTGCCAAGCAAGTAACATCACTTTCACCAATGACTATGCCGTGTGTAACGCTACACCCGATACACGCGAGTTAACATTTTGGGATTGTGCTAGTGCAACAGCGACTGCACAAATAGCCTTTGATTCATCAGGACAGGTAATAGGCCATGTCAGATACATTGGAAAAGCTGAAGAAACAACCTGACTTCGAGTCTTTGCGATTTATGCGGGTATTTACGCCCGATCACATCCCGAAGCATCTCGTAAAACAGGTGAAATACCGTGATTGGAGCGTCGATGAGTGGTATGCCTATCAACGTTCAATATGTACGGAAACGGTAAATGGAAAGTTAAACATCAATCCTCTGAACCATCTGTATGTCATCGCCAATAAAGACAACGAAGTCGTTGGCTATTTTTGGGCAGAAATTAGTGTGCTAGAACAGTCATTGGTCATTCAAACCTTCTCCATGAATCAAGATTATTGGTGTCGTGGTAAAGCGGTGAGATTACTTGAAGAACACGCCAAAAAAATTAAAGAAGAGGTTAACCTGAGAAAAATTTATTGGGTGACCAACTACCCAAAAACTTTCGAACGGTATGGCTTCAAAGTGAGTAAAAACGTGCTTATGGAGTACGTAGGAGAAACAGAGAATGGGAAAGACATTCATGGGGGGGAGCTCAGTCAAGAATGTGCAGACGATGCTTCCTCAGCAGCAGCAGTTCCTTGAAAACGTTTTTGGACAAACGCAACAACAGGCTCCTCAAGCATTGTTAGAGGCGTTGGGTGGGCAAGGCCCCTTAGAAGAAAACGTGGCCTTTCAGCAGCAATATGTTGATCCAGCAATGCTAGCGTTCGAGCGAAGTATCTTACCGGCAATTGAGAGTAGTGCAGCGTTTTCCGGTGCCTCTAGCAGTAGTGCACTCAATCAAGCACTTGCTCAGGCAGCACAAGACACCATGACGATGCTAGGCGGACAGTACGGACAGATGCAAAACCAGCGACAAATGCAGGCTCTAGGTCTTCTCGGTCAGTTAACAGGGCAAAAAGCGTTTGAACCTGTGGTGCAACAACGATCCGGAATATTGGGACCATTAATCAATGCTGGCGCTAAAGTTGGTGCAGCGTACCTTGGAGGTTAAGCATGGCCTTAACAGTCTTACCAGATCCTAGTGGATTAGGTCAGGGCATTAGCGATATCGGTGGAGCCCTAGCGAGTGTACTGCAAAGTCAGCAACAAAAACAAAAGCGCCTTGATCTTGCAGAATTGTTGAAAAACACAGATTTGACACAGCAAAAGGCGGGCCAAGGATTTCTGGAACGAGCTCTTTCTCAAAATATACCGCCTGAAATGGCAGTTGGTGTGTTGCAGCAAGCGTTAGCTATGCCACAAGGCGGTGTCGCCATTCCGGAGCAATCCGGCCAAATGAGCGATTTATTGCAAAAACTTGGATTAGATGCTGACTATGCGGATGCATACTCTGATCTGTATTTTAGAGTTCCACAGGGAGCGCAAACAGCGTTAACCAAAAACATAGGTGAAGAGATTGAACGTGCACGCGGCAGGCGTGGCGGACAAGAGGATATTCAGGATGACGCTGTTTTTCCCGTAATTAATCCATTCGAAGGCATGACGTCAAAAGAAGCGGCACAGTTTCGTTTGCAATATCGCAAAGAAAATGAGCCAATTCGAAAAGAAGCCAATCAAAAGCTAAAGGCTTTGTCGTTAGAGCAACGTAGTATTGACCAGCTTAAGCGTATCAACGAGAAAGGAACGTTACCTGAAGGGTTAGGAAGGCTCAACGTCAATTTTTCGACTGGTGAGTTGCGTATTCCATTTGCCGCCAACCCTGACACACAGCTTTTTGTAAAAACAATTCAGGATTTTACCACAAAAGCAAAAGATACCTTTGGTGCTCGAGTCACCAACTTCGAACTTGGTCAGTTTCTGAAAAGACTACCAACATTAGCCAACACAGCAGATGGCCGACGCGCTATTATTGAACAAATGCAAGCCCTAAATGATTTGAATCGAGTACAAAACAAAGCTTTACGTGACGTCTATGCACATTATGGGTCTGGCAACATCACACCAGAACAAGCGGAAACTATCGCTGAGCAAATGATTCAAGAAGAAACAGCGCAGATTGTGACACGTCTAGAACAAGCTTCGCTAGCGCCGCAACTCAACGCGGCTATTCAAAATGTACGGCCCGGTTTTGTCATTGTGATTAAAGATGGGCAAATCAAACAGGTGCCACAGGAAAACTTAGAACGCGCTCAACAGTTAGGGTGGACTGCATATGAACAATAACGATGCGCTAGGTTTTACTGAAGCTGATCTAGGTATGTTAGAAATCGAACAACCTGGAGTTGATGGCCCAAGTGATGATACTTTGCTACGGAAAGCTGGAATGGTTGCAAGTCGTGGGGCTGAAGCATTGGCAGGCTTGCCTGGAGATATTCAGCAGCTATTAGAGTCTGCTAGTAGCGGACTGATACAATATGCAACGGGAGTTGATGTTAGTCCAGCTTTTGAGCAAGCACAACTCGTCGGTGGACGGTTTCCGACAAGTGCCGACATACGTGAAACAGTCGGTGAAGCGACTAACTATGCGTTAGAACCACGTTCAGAAATGCAAGAGCTAGCCGGCAACATTGCTGGAGACTTTGCGACACTGGCTATTCCGGTGAAAGGAAAAATACCTTTTGCGAGAGCGCTAGCAACAAGCATTGTCGGCAACGTTGGTTCTCAAGCTGCAAAAGATCTTGGTTTTGAAGAGGGCGGACAAGCGGCAACCAAAATTGGCCTTATGATTATGGCGGGAATGCTAGGCAAAGGACGTGGCGTTAAGGCATATACTAACAATCTCTATAAACAGGCTGAAAGTGCTGTGGAACAGGGTGCGACTGTTTCTAGTCGTGGCATTGAGCGCAATATTCTAAAATTAGAAGATATGCTTAGTAAAGGAATTGACACGCCAAGTAAAACCGCCGTTCGTAAAGTCATGACTGACATGAGCCAAAAAATAAAAGACGGCGAAGTACTCGTTGAAGATCTCATGGCCTTCAATCGTGATATCAATGAAATTGCTGGCGATCCCGCATTATTAGAGCGTGGCAGAAAGTTCTTCAATACCTTGCGTGGTGATGTCAAAAAAGGACTAGAAGAATACGGCAAAACGAATGCCGATTTCATGAAGTATTACAGCGATGCCAATCAAGCATTTGCCGGTCTCAAATACGGTGACAAAATTAAAAGTTTCGTGCGTGGAGCTGTACGCTCTGATAAGTTCCCTTATGCTATGGTAGCTCTAGGTTATGAGAGCGCCATTTACCCTACAGCAGCATTAAAAAGTGCAGCAGGTCTGGCTGGTGCAGGTGCTGCTGTTTATGGAGCGGAAGTTGTACGCAGAGTAGCAACCAACCCCGCCTTGCGTAAGCACTATTTAGGCGTTGTTAATGCGAGCCTAAAGGGAAATCGTCAAGCGCTACTAAGAAACATGAATTTGCTCGATAGAGCTTTAAAAAAATCGATCGATGAGGAACCGTTAGAGGTGCTTGAGGTTGAGGAATCAGAACAGCGTGTGCAACCAGTAGCACAAGAAAATTCGCAACCTGAAGATCGAAGTATTTTAGGGCGTTTGTTTCGCCCAATCATTGCATAGAGGAGACAAACTATGCCCGTAGATAAGAATGATCGTGCCTACACAGGCCGTGTGATAGCGTCAGACAAAGTTGCTGGCCTATGTCAATTCGCTACAGCTGCTGAGGCCGCCGCCGGCTTTCGCAAAGATCGCGCTATCCCTGTTAACCGTTTTGCTAACGCTCTCGGTGATCCAAAGCGTCTGTTTGACAGCTTCAACGTCGAGCCTCTATCCGCTGCTGTTGGCGGTGGCGCTGCTACGGGGACTGCTGGCGATGAGAACATTCTGTACAGCGGCGCGAACGCGTACGAGTACAGCCCAAAGGGCACGCAAACAATTCTAGCGCCAAAGCTTGGAGCTGCTGGCCTTGATATCAATTTGGACCAGACAGACAACGATGGCATTGAAATTGTTCCTGGCAGTAATAGCCTAATTGGCCGCTACGCTAAGACAATTGGCACAGACAAGGCCTTCGAGTTCCGCGTTAGCCTAAGCATCGCCGATGTATCCGGTACTGATGATTGCCTAGTCGGCTTTCGCAAGGTGCAGGCCTACCAAGCGAACGTCGATGACTATACCGATATGGCAGCGTTCAACATTGAGTCTGGTGACATAAAGATTGAAACGATCCTAAACGACGCGGCTACCAGCACAACAGACACCACACAGAACCTTGCTGACGGTGGTTCAGTGGAACTAAAGGTGCGCGTATTGTCTTCAGGGTCTTGTGAGTTCTTCATCGATGGTGCACGGCCAACGGTCACCGCAAACTTTACGTTCGACAGCGGGGATGTGGTAGTTCCATTTATCTTTTTCCTAAACGCTTCCGATGTTGCAGGTGCCGTACAGCTCCTAGAACTAGAGTGCGGACGAGTACTTTAACCTCTGGGGCGCTCGCTCCTTGTGTCTTTCATGGTGAGCGCCCGTTTTTCATGGAGATATTATGGCTAAGTTGACACCAGTAGCTTTGCAAGAAAAGGCTTTCGGAAGCATTACCAACAGCTACACAGCTATTGGTTCAGCTATCGATAGCAGCTTGCGTATCATTTATTTCGCTAATAACACTGATGCGACCCTATACGTTTCGTACGACGGTACAAATGATCATCATAAGATTGCGCCTAGTAGTGGACGTGCTGTTGATTGTGTGACTAACCGAACTGGCGATGAAAACGTCTACGCCTCTGAAGCTGGAACAACTTTCTATGTAAAGTATGTGTCGGAGCCTACTAGCGGTGAGATCGTTGTGGAGGGTTACGCATGAGCAATATTTCATATAGCGGTGGGGGTGGCAGTGGCCTTCCTTCTACCACTGGTCTTCTACCTGGCGGACAGCTGATTAACGGATTTAGCGGCGCAGAGTGGTTCGATCCTAGAAAGCATATCATCATCTATGACGACTTTTGCGCGGGCCGCAATTGGAGCTGGATTGGGTGGGACGCCGACAGTAACGGCGGTACTGTACGAACTAATGCTGACGGCAACACTGGAATGCCGGGGTATTTCCAGCTTGAGACAGACGGAAGCACAAGCGCCGCTCCATTTCTTCATCTTGGTGAATTTGGTGGATTCGGGGCATTCTTGCTTGGTGGCGGACGCATGTACTACCACTGGATTATCAAGCTAAGCGCACTAAGTGATGCAACAGACACCTATACCGTTCAAGTTGGCCTAGGTGCAACACAAGGCAGCGCTCAGACAGACGCTGTTTACATGAGCTACACACATGGCACGAATAGCGGAAACTGGCAAGGTAATTGTGTGGCGGCAAGCACTGCATCAACAGCCAATGGCGATATTGCAGCTAGCACAGACATTCAGGTTATTGGCATGGAAGTGAATGCAGATGCATCGAGCGTTGCGTTCTACGTAGACGGTACGGAAATAGCGAATAGCCCTATCACTACCAATATCCCTACCGTTAGTAACATTTCCCCTTACGCAATCATTGAAAAAAGCGCTGGAACAAGTGAGCGAGAACTGTATTTGGATCAATTTTACCTATTCCAAGAGCTGACAACGCAGAGGTAACGCATGACCTTCACACCTGGACAATTTCGCCCGTTTCATTTAGGTGAAAAAAACCGCCAAGTCTATGACAACACAAATGACTGGGCTCCCCGTGCGCTAAACGACGCCAATGGCAATCCTCTTTATCTTGGAATCGCTCAACCTGGTACGCAGGAACAGGAACAAAAGTGGCAGATTCGAAAGATCGACTATGATGCCAATCAAGGCGTTGTAAGAGTTACATGGCCACAAAATAGCGAAGGCAACGCAAGTCGTAACTTCGAGTTCATTTGGCAAACTGATACGACTGTCGCCATTACCGGCATTACACAGGCCAATCCTGGAGTTGTCACAACAGGCTCCGCACATGGATACAGCGACGGTGACTTTGTGATCATCGAAGGGGTGGTAGGCATGACGGAAGTCAACTACGATAATACAAGCGGAACGCTGTATATCGTCGCAAACTCAACGGCGACGACATTTGAACTGACCGATATTGATGGCGCTAATGTAGACACCAGTGCATTTACAGCATACTCTAGCGGCGGCACGGTCACAGCAGCTAATTTCGCTAACTACACATACTCGTGAGGTAACGCATGCCGTATAAATTCAATGTCTTTACCGGCAACTTCGACCTGGTTAGCGGGGGAGGTGGCGGTGGTAGTGGCGACGTTGTCGGACCAACGAGCTCGACAGATAACGCGTTTGCTCGGTGGGATGGCACAACTGGCAAGCTGCTGCAAGACAGCACAGCAGCGACGCTTGATGACAGCGGAAACGCGGCTTTTAACAGCATGACGCTTACCACCGATCTTTCTGTCGCTAACGGCGGCACAGGCGCAAGCACACTCACAGATGGCGGTATCCTACTTGGCTCAGGAACTTCAGCGATTACAGCTACAGCGCAGCCTACTGACGGACAGCTTTTAATTGGCAGTACTGGCCTAGACCCTGTGCTAGCGTCACTGACGGCTCCCGCAGCGGGTATCGATATCACTGGCGGGGCTGGAAGTATCACCTTCGCACTTGCAGACGATTTAGCCGGATTAGAAGCGTTGACAGGCAACGGCGTTGTGACACGCACATCGTCTGATACGTACGCGACGAATACGATTGCAGATCGATCAGTCGTCGTAGGAGATGCAGGCAACACACTGCAAGGTATTGGCCCATTAACTGACGGGCAATTGGTGATTGGTGCGACCGGCGGAGATCCGGCGGCGGCAGCGATCACAGCAGGCTCGGGTATTAGCGTTACGAATGGAACGAATAGTATCACGATTGCAGCGACAGGCGGGGGATTGTCGCCACGCGAATACTGGTTTGACGCTGCAAGCCTACAGCCGTTGGAAACAAATACAGCGCCGTTAGAAATGCTTAGCGGAACCAACAAGATTATATTCGCTCGAGCGATAGATGACACGACAGAAGAGTATTGTAACGGCAAAATTTATGTGCCGTCAGCTTTAGATACGAGTGGAGACATTACACTTAACTACTACGTGTTTGCTAAGACAGCGGCAGCAAGTCGAAATGTAGGATTGACGTTCGGCTACAGCTGGATAGCTGATAGCGAAGATTGGGATGCTGCTGGATACACCGATCTGGACACTGGAGCCACGTCTATTAATGCAACTCAAGATAATTTAACACGCATAACAGATACGGTATCTGTCTCAACAGCCGGTGCATCGGCGAATGACATCGGATTTATTCGATTCAGCCGTGACACCGGAGTTACAGATGACTTAAGTGGAGACCTGTACTTTCTTGGAGTCAATATAGCGATAGATCAAGCATGAGAGCACATATTATACGTACTCATATCGACGGTTCTAGCAGCGTCTTTCGTAAAATCGACGTGACATCGCAACAGCATGCCGAAAAATATCTCACAGACGTGCTGCAATACGAAATAGGTGACATGGATCGCATCGCAATCGAAAAAACAAGGGCCGAAAATCCAGAAATTGACCGTTATTTTGTCCGTTATCACATTGAATTCCCAAAATTTCACACAATTGTAGGGGTAGGTCATGGCTAACGGTAGAGCGAGCAGTGAGTTCAATAACTCGAGCAGCGAATATCTACAAATTCCCAATGGCTCATCTGGACCACATGACGATCTTGATGGCGGCAACACGTTTACACATAGTGTTTGGCTTAAACTGGCAGCGACCGGCGGCGGAAATAAAAAAACGGTGCACATTGGTATAGAGACCACGTTTGAAGGGTACTATGCGGGATCTGAGAGTTCTGGCAGCCAATGGGGATATGTTATCCATGATAATACTAGCTTCGAAGTGCTCACATCATCGACAAATTTCAACACCAATTGGCATCATCGACTCAGTACAAGCCGCGCAAACAATGATCACGAGCTGTATCTCGACGGAATTAGTCGAGATACATCGACAACAAGCCGCAATCCGATCGATTGTAACATTAGCAACATAGCAGCGCGTGATAATGCAAGCGGACTTGGTGAATATTACGACGGTTACATGGCCTATGCCGCTGTTTATGAGACCGGATTCACCGCGGATAAAATGGGCGATATTATTTACAATCCGTGGAGCTACGTCGACGGGATTATCTGGTTTCCTAATCTACTGGCTGACGGCAGTGTTGTCGGGGACTTTGTGGATCAAAGTGGTAAGGGATATGATCCAGTGAATGGAAATGTACCAAGCGCGCAAACAGATGGGCCGCCGGTTTATCATTGGGGAGCAGTATAATGGCTAATGTAGCAATTCTAAACGAACAAGGTGAACTCGTGCGCTATCTGCAAAGCGCTCACACCCCGGATTACATCAATCGGTCTGATTGTCTGATCAATCCAAGTCAAGAGACACTCGATAAATTGCCGCGTGCACAACCGGCAGTAGAAAAACAAGAACCCGAAGCGACGCTTAGTCAAAAAAAGCTCTATGGAATACTTAAACACCTCAAAGAACAAGGTATTGACCTTGGGCCCATGGGAGATGAACTATGAGCGTTGGACCTGGAACACAGTATGAAAATCCTATTCGCTATGTGGGACCTGGAGCCGATCTTGTGCCAATCGTTCGCGTAAGCCGACAGCCAACAACCACAGATAAAAAATTTCCAATTGGTCAGATGTGGATCATCGGCAACAATCCCTCAAGCGGAAGTGTGGGTGATCTCTGGTATCTGCAAAAGTTTGTAAGCGGCGATGCAATTTGGAGAGAGTTCGACGGCCTAGCGAATCTGTCCGGTACTGGTCTAGTCACAGCGACAGCTGCTGACACGTACACCACAAGAGAAATACAGGCCGGAAGCAACAAAATTAGCGTCACAAACGGTGACGGGGTATCCGGTGATCCGACGATAGACGCTACAGAAGCTAACTTCACGCTCGATAATCTTGGCGGAACTCTCAGTGAGACAAAAGGCGGAACCGGCGCTAGCACATACACGACGGGTGATATCCTTTATAGCGACTCATCTAATAGCTTAGACAAGCTAGCGATAGGCACTAATGGACAAGTGCTAGGAATCACTGGGGGTGTGCCGGCCTGGGAAAATAAGCAATGGAATCTCATTAGCACAGCGACGCCTAGCACAGCGGCTAGCGTTGAGTTTACCGGTCTATCGAGCACTTATAAGTTCTATATGATCTGGTATCGGCTGACTGTAAGCACAGACGGAACTAGCTTGGAGCTACGCACGAGCACAGATGGCGGCAGCACGTACGATAGCGGCGCGAGTGATTACACATACAGCGTGACAACAAGCGGAACTGCAGCCGCGGGTATTACAGCGGATCACATTCGTATATTAGAGGGTATCGGATCGGCTTCCGGTGAGTTTTGTTGCGGAACCATACACATTCATGACCCGGCTAGTGCAACGCCGTGCGGCGTCACAAGCATGGGCGGCTTTCGCTCGACATCCGGCAGCTGGAGAAACAGCCCGTCGGGCGGCTGTCGGTTTGCTACTGCTGATGTTGATGCTGTGCAGTTGCTTCCTGGCGGCGGTACAATTACCGGTGAAGTCTATTTATATGGAGCGTACGCATGATCAAGTATGTTGATGGAAAACCTGTAGAAATGACTGAGCAAGAGATTGCTGAGTTTGATAAGCGAAAAAAAGACATTGCGGCGCAAATCGAACGCAAACAACAACTTAAGAATAATCAGCGTGCCGGTATAGACAAAATACTTGAAAACGCGACACTAGGCGATGAGCAAGAAGCTGCACTGAGGGACCTTTTTTATGCGCTCATCAATCTATAGAGACCTGAAACAGATGGCTGCAGAATGCGGCATCAAAACAAAGGGAGATGTTATGAGATACGGATCAGCAGCACTTCTATTAATTTTAATCACGTTTATCGGATGCGCTAAACTGAATCGTTACGTTGGTTTACCAGATGATCATCCGATTGAAGAACAAATTGAAGATCATATTAACGACACTCTCAATGTTGACGTTGATTTTACGCCCGATAGTAAAGAATAGAACTTTCTTTACAACATAAGATATATTATCGGCCTATGATATCAACTTTTAACTTCTGTCGTTAATTTTCTCTTGCATGAACCCATAACGTTGGCTCTGCTTCATTAAATCGATCCTTTGCAAGCCCTTGCTTGATCTCGTCAATTTCCGCTCGAAGCGTTGAAAGCTGTTTCTTTAGCTCTGAGTTTTCGCGAAACAGCTTGCGTCGCACTTTGTCACTGCTGACGCGTAGCTTCTCTAGCTCTACAATGAGCACGTGACCTTCTAAATGCGGTAATGCGTAAATTTCACTCATCAGCTTCATCTTTTGAGTTTTTCCAGAGCATGTATTGAGTAAGGGCATTGTGATAGTACTCACATAGAAAATCGCACATCAGTCGAAGCTGTTCCTCTACATCGTGAGGGCCGGCCATTTGTTCAATCGTGTGATTCGCCGCTGCTTTTAGGTGTGCGTCAACTGCAGCGCGTCTATCTTCATCGATGTTGTCTTCTTTTAAGATCTTTTCATCGACAGCTCCATAAATATGCATTAGCTCATGCGTGCGATTGCTCATCTGCTTGCCTTTTGTTTTTCTATCATAACCTTTAAGTCAAGAAGTCTAGCGAGTTCTTTGGTAACCTTCAGTTGTTTTTCACGCGCTTGTTTAATTTGTGCGTCTAACTGACGATACTGCATCAAACAGCCACAACTTGAAAGCGCTCCCTTTTCCTTTGATCTAAGAAGAGAACTATAATCCCGGACTACTATATTACCACATCCGCAACAACAATTCCACTTTCCCCATTGGTTTGTTTCTTCTAATAGTTCTAAGTATCCGATTCGCATGCCGGGCTGTAATGCTGATTGACCGCGTTTTTTTGCCATATCTGCTAAATTTCCTTTGCTGCTTTGCGTTTCTTGTCCATTTCGCGAAGGTATGTCACAACTTTTTGAGGCTCGTTGTCCAGCGTCGCGCCATGCTTGATAAGATAGTTGATTCCAGCGCTAAGGTGTGCATACTTGCGAATGACAGTCTGTATTTCTGGCCTTTTAAGTATCCCCGTTTCCGGCCTATCCTTCGCTCCCTTAATGCGTATTTCTGTATTTAGAATCGTCAACGCGTGTTGTAGGAACTCATCATAAGTGACATCTCCTATCAGTCTATCTATCAGCGGGCCGAACCATTTTGATGTTACTTGGCATTCTCTGGAGTCTTTACTGTACTTTGCTTCTAGTGCATCTCTCAGCGTGTACATATCGCGGTCTTTGGCATTGAACAGGCGCGGCTCTTTATGGATGCGCTCAGTGTATGCAGCCCACAGCTCAGCGGTTTCTCTGTCGTCAAACGTTGCAGCCTTTTGAAAATCCTTGAGACGTATGGAAGCCCTGTATCTGGTCTCTCCATTTTTTCCAGTGCGCCCTTTTATCGTAGCCATGTTCCCCCATCAGCTTGTCTTTTAACAGTAGATATCCAGCTTGCGGCATCGTGATGTTGTCTAAGTGCGGTATATTCGCCTCTTGCAACCTCTTCATCTGTGACGGCGTGGCCGCTAAATCATCTAAGGCTATGTAAGGGCGAAACGGCTCGTATTCCACATCCGTAACGCTCGCCTTTTGTTCGCCTATATTGTCCGCCGCCTCAATTAGTGACTGGCCGCTTTCAGCGATAAGCTCTCGAGAGTCGTTGAGTGCCAATCCGCCAAGCACGTTAAACGAACAGATGTTGTGCACTTCGTCGGTCATGTCGTAGACGAGACAGTACTTTTTCCCTGGGTGTGGCCGTACACCTCTACCCATCATCTGGCAATAAAGAGCCTTGGATTTAGTTGGTCTAGCTAAAACAACCGCTTCAATGCTGGGCTCATCGAACCCCTCAGTGAGTAGCTGGCAGTTACAAAGAATCCGTATCTTGCCGCATGCAAAGTCCTTTAATATGCGCTTTCTCTCACGCTTTGACATGTCACCGTAGATTGCCTGCGCCGCCTCACCATCAGCTTTAAGCCTAGCGGCAAGCGTTTGCGCGTGACGTACAGAAAGACAAAACACAATAGTCTTTTTGTCTTTTAGCGACTGTGTGCACGTTAGGCCGATTATCTGATCACGCTGCTCAGTCTCGAGCTGTCTTAAAGAGACCGGCGCAATGTCACCCATGTGAATTTTCACATCTCTTAACCTGCAGCCCGTGCGCACGCGATAACACCGAAGGTCTACGAGATGACGCGCGCGCATGAGCTCCAGCAACGTTTTTTGATAGCTAAGCGTGTCGTACACCTCTAGCAAGGACTTGCCATCTAAACGCTCAGGTGTCGCCGTAAGACCTAACACCGGCACACCCTTGGCTTTGTAATGTTCGATCAGCTCTTGAAGTCCATCACTACGGGATCGATGTGCTTCATCTACTATCAAGATAGATGGGCGTAAGCCCTCTAGCTTACCCTCTCTGAGTGCAAACGTCGCTGATTGCGTTGTCATCACGCAATGATCAAAGTCTCGTCGCCAATAGCTACTATGTTTGCGAAATATGACACTGTCTTTGCAAATTGTAAGACCTGTCTCTTCTACTTGCTCTGTAAGTTCGCGTGTCGGCGCTACGATGAGCGCCCTATCTGCACGCTGTTTGATGATGTGCCAAAAGATAACAGTCTTACCCGATCCTGTCGGCAGCTGCACGAGTTGCGCGGCTAAACCGTCATCGAATCCACGAATTACAGTATTCACGCACTCGTTTTGATAAGAACGAAGCTTAAACGTCATTGCACTTTATTTCAGCGTTTTGTTTTTCTGTGTAAATAACGCTCTCAAAATTTTCTAAATCTAATACTGTTGAATCATTACATAGAAACTTGTGAACTTTATCGCGAATCGCATCCGCGGCTTCCTCAATCTCTTCAAAAAAAGCGTCACGACAAATGTATGCAGCGCTGTCACTGTTAATCGATACCAACAGCTTTGCATCATCTTCTACTTCAATCACAATCTTTTTGATATTCAATAAGTTAAAGAACGTGTTCTTGTGTCTGATCCACTTCATATTTATTTGCTTGTTATCTGCTTTTTTCTTTCCCTTAAGTCCGCGAAGGATGGCGGCCAATAGGAAATAAGTACGCGGCCAGTCGATCTTTTTTCTTCTTTCAAAAGTCCGTATTTGATCAATGTGTCTAAGTGTTTACGCGTTGTTTTCGGAGTGCAATCTGCTAATCGTGACAGATGCGCTTGTGTCGCTTTTGATCCGCCGATTTCGTGATCATACGTGATTGAGATCTCTCCCCATATGATTTTAGCTGCGGGCGGTATGTCAATATCATCCCAAATACATAGCGGTATGAAACAGCCGCTTGGGTGTCTGAGTGTCGGTCTATATAGTATATCAATTTCATCGCTCATACATTTAATATAGTGCACGTGTCTTTTTTTGTCGTGTCACACTTTTTGCTTGTATTGTTGTGTATAGTTGTGCTACAATTGCTTGCGGATAGGCAACAATAGGAGATATGCCATGTGGGAAGAATATTTACGCGATACAGGCAACTTACCCGACACTGACGATGTTGAGGTCATCGAGCATCACCTTGATTATATCAGCTATAGTGACTTGAGCTTTGGCGACAAGATGGGTCTCCAAGCTCTGATCACAGAGCAATATGATGACCTTCTTGATTCTGAAGGGCCGGTTAAGATAGCGGGCTTTCTGTACGACGTGAGTCGCGTGCTGAAGGAAGTCGACGAAATCGAATATCGTCAGGGTCTTCTAAACTATGTTGACAGTCTGATTATTGACGGCGAACTTCCTACCTATGTTGAGGTGTAACATGAATAAACAACTGAGAAATCATTACATCATGCAAGACATTGCGCGCCAATTTCTGAGTGCGTGCGATCGTTGGGAGTTCATTGCCGGCAGGATGCTAGACGATGTCCATCCCGACGTAAGTGATCGTTTTTTTGCTCACTGGGATCGCGGCGAACGTGTACAAGCTATGGCTATTGTGGAATGGATCGACGATTATGACTTTGATCAGCTAGAGGCAGTATCATGACATACGACTTTGACAATGTAGGTGAAGCGGTATGGGCTCTTGTTGAAGAGCTCTACCAAGCTGAGAACGCCTTTGATTCTAACCGCATTGACGTGGCTATGGATTACCTATGCTTGGAGCATGGCATTAGCTTAGGTCAGCTTGATGGCGGCCTTAACGCTGTGCATTACAATAATCTCAAGTCTAAGCGTGAGCGTAGCGACTTGTTTAACTATATGGCTGGGTACACACGCGCCCAAGCTGAATACGCATGCGGAGGTTAATCATGCAGAGTGAAAACATTAACGAACTAGGCGCGGCTTTGGCTAAAGCTCAAGCTGTGATTACAGGCGCTAAGCAAGATAAAAAGAACCCATTCCTGAAAAACAATTACGCTACATTATCGAGCGTTTGGGATGCTTGTCGTGCCCCATTGACGGACAACGGTCTTTGTGTTGTGCAGACTACAGAATACAATGAACAGGGTCAGCTCGTTCTAGCTACTACCCTGATTCACTCGTCTGGTCAGTGGCTGAAGGGTTTCACTCCGATTCTTGTACAAAAGCAAGATGCTCAGAGTATGGGTAGCGCGATTACGTACGCTAGGCGTTACTCACTATCGGCTATTGCGGGCGTTGCTCCTGATGATGGTGAAGATGACGGCTCACAAGCTACGAGTCCTAGGGGTAATGCTAAAGAAGGGCAACCGATCCAGAAGAGGCAGCCGGCACAGGAGAAGCCGAAGGTAAGCGCGGGTGTGATCAGCGAGAAGCAAGTGAATTTGCTGTATGCGCGGCTCAATGGAAACGATGACATCAAGCAACAGATTGAAGGGCGCTTGGAGTCTCAGGGCATCGAGAACTATAAGGACATTCCCCGTGAGATGTTCGATCGAATCATCAAGTTCATCGACGGCGAGATCGCCAAGAAAACGGAGGCTGCATCATGTACACACTAGGTTTATTCAGGAATAAATATTGCGACTCACATGCGCTGCGCGTAATGTCAAAATTTTCAAGATGCGAACCTGATGCCGAAATAACACTTACTGAAGATGAGTACAATGAATGGGTAAGAGCTGAGTTGGCTTTTGCCAAATGGCAAGATAGATTTGATAAAATTTTGAGAGATAAGGACGAAACGAATGTTTAAGACAATCGAGCTAGAACAAGGATCTGATGAGTGGCACGCGTTTCGTGCTGCTCACGTCGGAGCATCGGATGCGCCGGTGATTATGGGGGTTAGTCCATACAGCACGCCCTATCAGTTGTGGCGAGATAAGCTAGGTCTGAATGAGAAGACGGATAACGCCGCTATGGCAAGAGGACGAGCGCTAGAGCCACACGCACTGGACGCTTTCTGTTGTTGGATAGGACAGAGATATACACCGCGTGTGTTGGAGAGCTCTAGCAACCCGTGGATGAGCGCATCGTTAGATGGGCTATCCGAGTGTCAAGGATACGCGGTAGAGATCAAGTGCGTCAAGCGTGAGTTCCATGAGATGGCTTTGAATGGTCAAGTTCCGGACTGTTATTTCCCTCAGCTACAGCATCAGCTTGCCGTGACGGGTCATGACTTCATGTACTATTGGAGCTTTGACGGTCAAAAAGGCGCGTGTGTCAAAGTTGAGCGCGAGCAAGATTACATTGACCTGATGATTGCGAACGAGCAAGCGTTTTGGGAGAGTCTAGAGTCTTTGACACCGCCGGCTTTGAGTAATCGTGACTACGTCGATATGTCTAACAACGCAACAACAGCTGAGCTTTGTGCTGAGTATGCGCTGTTACTTCAGCAGCACAAAGAGATAGAGGCTCAACTTAAGCAAGTTAAGCAAACGCTTATTGATCACTGTCAACAGCCTTCAGTATGCGGCTCTGTGCGCTTGATGCGTTCATTTCGCAAGGGAGCGATTGATTATAAGAAAGTGCCGGAGCTTCAAGGCGTCGACTTGGAGCCCTACCGCAAGCGCGGCTGTGAGGTCTGGTCTGTGAGGGTAGGCTGATGTTCGTTTCATTTTTAGAATATGTCATATGCGGACTGTTGACATCCTCCCCTCGCTAAAGCGAAGGGGATTCTTGCGACCTAAATCCTATTGCCGGAGTACAGATTCAGGATCCACTTTACACAAGAGCCCTGCCCGGGCTCGACCGACACAAAAAGGATACA